GGGTTCATATCTATTAATCCACCATGTCCGTATTCTTCTATCTTTCCACCTTTACTATATCCAGCCTCTTGTAATCTTTTATACAAGGCATTAGAAGTATCGTCTTTAGACTTCATAAAATCTTTTTGTTGCTTATTTAGTATGTGTTGTAATCCTTCTCTTGGGTCTAATTCGCCCTTATAAACAGCTTCCTGTATCATAGCTTTAAAAGAATCTTTAGGAAACTCTCTATCAAAATATCCCATACCTTTTTTCTTTGCCATACCACCATCTTCGTAACCTTGTATGTAGCCGCCTTGGTTTAAATTAAGCATACCTCCACCTACAACATTTTGACCAACTTGTTCTTGACCTGCTATATCATCGAAAAGCATAGCTAATTTAGTATCATAATCTGTTGTTGAGGAAAAATCTAAAGGTAGTCTTTCTGAGCCTAAATCACCTAAAATATCAGTTGCTCCAGCTCGTGCTGTAGACACATCCTTAGTTAAAGAAGATAATAAAGGGTCTGTTTCTCCAGCTAATCCTAGATTTTCAAGAGCATCCATTCCAAACTTTTCTGCATAAGCCTTCTTACCCAAATCAGCTACTTCTCCAGCTTTACCTAAACCATAGGTAGTTGCTCCAGCTATAGCGGAACGTTCAGCTAGTCCACCTAAGTCTTGAGCTTCTCTGCCTTGTTTTTCTAAGTATTCAAAGTCATCTTTGTATAAACCAGTAGAAGATTTCTTAAGGTTTTCAGTATCTACAAATGAACCACCNACTAATTCACCAGCTCCTTTACCTATAGCAGAACCAAGTGCTTTTCCAGCAANTACAGACANTCCACCAGTAGGTGCNGCTANTGCCGCTCCTAAAGCTGTACCTGCAAAGCTACCTATTTTCCCTAGTAAACCTCTATACTTNTGTTCTTTAGCTACTTTCTCTGCATTTGCTTCAAATTCTTCTTGAGCTATTCTCATGTCTCTATCTAAACCTGTTAAATATCTAGCTCTAGATAGTCCGGGTATATAGCCACCTGTTTGATAACCCATAGGCTTCATGTAACCTCCACCCATATATCCTTTAATTGTTTTCTTTTTATCGTACATGATTGTCCTTTATATTGTTACTTCAGTTCTCCATACGGAGGTTATATAATAATCTTTTGATGAACCGTGAGGGTTTGCACTTGCTTGTATACTTATTGATGCCTTAGCTCCTGCGTCTACAACGGGTGTATTGTTAAAATCAGATTGCTTTACTTCTATTGTAGTATTATCTGCAAATGTGTCTGTATATGTAAAGCTAGCAACTTCATCTACGGTTGCATCACCACTATCTTGTCTTTTAATTTTAAAAGTAAAGTTGGCAGTAGGTGTATCAAATGATTCTGGTCTAAATAATATCTTATGACAAGTCATTTTAAATGGAACAAGAAGAGTTGATGTAGCATCATTCATTCCTGTTTGTTCTCCTGTTCCCTGCCAAGGTATAAAATGCTCTGTAGTTGAGATATTATCAGAAAAATTATGTTTATATATTCTATAGTCTATGAATGTATTTGTATACTCTAAGATATTAGTAGTTAGTTTTCTATCTACAAATCTGTTTCCATCTGGAGTTAAGTAAACTTTATATAGTAAATTATTTTTTTTAAGATTTAAACTAGGGCTAGAGCTTTTATTGTTTGATATAGATACTTGACCTTCAATCATATTACCTAAATGCATTTCTTCGTTAGAATATAAAGCATCTTGTTTTTTATTTGTTAAGAACTTAGAATGATTTCTCATTAAGAAACTTCCTTGCTTTTTAAAGTTCTATATTGAATAGTTATATCATTAATTTCAAAAGTACCAGAGTCAGGTAAAACAATTTTAAACTGTATGCTTTGGCAACTAACTATACTATCTGCCTTAAAAACTCCTACATCCCAAGTAGACACAGCATCTAAATCTCCAGAGTCATTACCTGCAGGTGTTACATTTGAACCTGTAGAAAAATCAGAGAAGCTACCAGTACCATTTATTGCAAACTCTAAAGGAGTTAGTTGGTCTACACTTGACTTGTAAGTTATTATAACCTTGTATATTTTTTTAACTAATCCTGCATTACCAAAATCTATATCTCTAGTTATTATAGATTGATTACTTTGAGCACTAATGTTTGCTCTGTACTTTAAAAATTCAACTACCGTAGCTGACTCTTCATGTCCTATAATTAAACTATTGTTCCAATCTTTAGCAAAGTTAGTATAGTAGTGACTATCTGTAAATAAATTTGTATTATATGTCCAAGCACTAGTATCAAAATCATATATAAAACATTGATTACTATTTGTACTTAAATCTGAAGGAGACCTCATTACAATTAACTGATTACTTATATCATCATAGCCACACATAATCTTTAAAATGTGAACTTCCATTTGCAAAGTCAGACCAAACTGGTATATTAGAATTAGTAGACTCGAATATACCTAATTTGTTTTTAGTTAAGTCTACCGTATCAGCTCCATTATAAATAAAACATCCTTTTTCATTTGCCCATACAACTCCAAATTCAGTTTTTACAATACTATAATGAAAAGAAACCCCAGAGTTTTTTATGCTTTCTTCTAAAAACCAACCTGAAGGAGTTGGACTAGATATATTTAATATATGGGTGGTGTTATGTTTAAAAGCTAAAAGCTTATCAGCAAAAGATTCTAAAGCTGTGTATTTTCCATAGTCTCCTCTAGAAACGTCTATAAAATTTGTTTCTACAAATGTATCAAACTTACCTAATTCGCTAAACATAATCCTATCACCGTAAACAATCTTAGAATTGCTCTTATCTTTTAATGATACATTAGCTATAAAATGCCTTCTATTTGCTATGACAGAAGTCTTATAAAATTCTTTTTCTGCACCTATTGAATTAAATTTTACATCGTGAGAATAACCATTAATACTTTTAAAGGTGTCGAAGTTAGGATTAACAGACCTTAAACCTTCTGATGCACTAGTAGCGGAATAGTATCCAGAATTTTGACTATCATTTACATCTGAATCAACTCTTTTAACCCAAGGAGTATACTCGCCATCAAGTGTCATTCTAGCTCCAAGGGCTATATCTATATCAGCAAATAAAATTAAATCATCTGTACTTCCAAATTCTCTTATGTATATTCTACCTCCGGTTATTCTACCTGAATAAAATCTATCTGCATAAACAGTACATTTTAAAGATTTGTTTTCACTTGTAGTTGCCAATACTCTAGTTGTATATTTACTAGGAAGACTTTCTTGATTTTCATCGTAAATAAATGTTTGCCAAAACTCATAAGATTTAGCTCCCCAACCTCCCTCTCCGCTTCCTTCTATAACTCCTATGTTCCAACCTAATCCTCTTTTATAAATAGCTCCACTATCATTACCTATTTGGACATCTGGAGTACCTCCATAGCCACGATATACTTTTACAGGTGTTGAATTACTTCTACCTTCAGCCCCCCTCCTAACCATTAAACATTCTGGTTTTTCAGACGAGGTTGTTAAAATTGAATACACTTGACCAACTTCAAAAAAGTGATTAGCATTTCTTCCACCGCTAGCTGTGTCAAATAATATAGAATTTTCAGTAACTGCGTCTACATCTTCTGCTGTTTGAATAACGCCTCCAACTAGATTTTCTACTATACCATTTAATGTGTTATAGTGAGTGTCTGTACCTATAGTATTTTGATTCGAACCAATTAAAGCTATTTTTACAGGAGGAGTTAAATAAGCAGGATGTTCATACCAACCATTAAAAGCTAAAGAAACAGAATCATTTGCTGAAGAAAATTGATTTGTCTGTATATACCCATACCATTTTAATATCGAAAGGTTTTCTGGGTTTGTATCTGTAATTCTTAAAACTTCATCTGAAAAACTAAATATAAATTGCGAAGTAGAAACAAATTCACTTGCTGGAGAAATTAATGTAGGATTTATTTCTGCATTTCCCCATCCGTCATCAGTATTTTGAGAATTACTAGTGTTATTAAAAGACCAAATATCTATAGTGTTTGTCGCAGCATCTCCAAAAGCACACAACCTATCACCATTTGACCTTTTAACGTTAATTCTTACTTCAGTTGAAGCTCCATCGGGAGAACTTGTAAACGTTAATGTAGCACCTGAACCGACTAAACCTCCTAAACCTGTAACTGCTTGAGAAATAACAATAGCACTTACATTAACTCCTTCAGTTCCAGTAACTGAATTAATTACTGTTCCACTTGGGATTCCTGTACCTGTAACAGTTTGACCTACTCTTATATCTTCACTATCAACAACACTAATAGTTGTATTTGTATTAGAATACCCAGCATCTGTATTAACTGTAAAAGCTGTTTCGTCTACAA